CGTGAAACCCAAACCGTGCCCTGCCTAACCGCACCGCACCCGAGCGTACCGAGCCGTGCCACAACTTGAAACCCTTGCAAGACCGTACCTTGCCCTGCCTAGCACCACTGCGCCGAGCCCTGAGTCCCTTGCCTGACCCTATACCGCCACCCCTAGCCATAACATGCCGAACCTAGAAACCCACACCGTACCAAACCCTTTCTTGCCTGACCAGACCAAACTCCGCCTGATTATTTACCACGATACCCAAACCTTACCGATCCCAACTTCACCGCACCACGCCTCGCCCCGCCTAGGGAACCACGATACCCATACCGAACCTTACCTCACCCGACCAAACCCCGCCGTGACTAATCAAGAAATCCTCACCGCACCTTGCCGGGGCTGACCTAGCCTAAACCGGCTTTAACAGACCATGAAACCCAAACCTCGCCATGCCGGATCGGGACAGACCGATCCATGCCGGAACGCACCATACACTGCCGGAACCTGATGTCCAAGCTATGCAACTTTTTTGAGTGGCATTTTTACCGCTGCGAACTTTTTAACTTCGTAACGACCATGACGTGGTCTCCAGTCGCCGATGCCAACATACGAACCCGCATCTTCAAGCCAACGCTTTAACTGCGCCTCGTTTGCTACATCGGAGTTAATAGATACTTTGAACTTAGCGTTCCAATCTTTGAAGTGCGGACGGGTGCGCATGACCTTAGCCATACCAACACGAACCGCTACACAGATGCGATGGTCTTCGCTCTCAACCAACTCATCAATACTCATTGGTGAACCATCGTAGGTAAATACTGCATCGGTATCCACAAACATACCCGATAATGCCAATTTACCTTCCTTGCTTTTCTTCGCACCTTCTACAAGCACAGACTCAAGCACCCGACTTGGGACAATCACTTCGTTCTTCTTGTTTAGATATAGCCCTGCACGATACTCTATGTTAGCCATAGCTTCGTAGTCGGTGTCCGTCTTTTTGCGCTTGCTACTAATTTCTTTCATAGCTTTGCTAAACGGATTAAGGGGGTCAGCCGTCTGTCCGTTGTGCATAATTAATGAATCACCACTTAACTCAACCTCATATTGCGAATAGCCTTTTGGCATGTTACTCTCCTCTTCGTTAAATTATGGACGTCGGGATCTTACGATCTCTTTAGTCCGCACAGTTTTAGGAACTTTTACCTTCCTCTTTTTCGGTTTGGAAGATTGTTTTGGTTTAATCTCCCTGCTCGAAACTTTTTTAAGCGTCTGATCGCCAAGCGCACGACGCCTACTTCTAATTGATTCTGTAATCCCATCATGACAAGATTGGCATAGCATTGTCACATCGTTGGGGCTTTCATTACCCCATGTGTTGTAGTGTCGATGGTGTAGTTCTAACGTAAAGTCTTCACCATTTCGCCAACATGTTTTACAACAGTTACCTTGGGTAGCACGAATGAATATCCGTAGCGCCTCCCAGTGATCGGGATTTGGGTGGGACTTAGCGGGACGCAGGACTATATGCCCATCAATCTCACGAACTCTCTTCAATTGAGTCATACTTTAGCCTTCCGTATAGTGTCTTGCGCACATCAACTCTTTGAGACAGCACTTTATTTACCCAGTCTTCTTGTTTGTTATCTAGTAACTCTCTCATAACGTCTTTAGTAAATTCGTTTGCCACCAGCTTGCGTGCTTCGTCAGTAAGTGGTTTTAGTTCGTCGGGAATATATTCGTTATATTCAGCCAATATGTTTATCCACCGCCCACCCTTCATAAATTCTTCGGGGTGTGTCTTGATGCGTTCAAGCAAAAGCTTTACGCCTTCGTTCATAAGATTTCCTCGAGTTCTTTTAGTCTACTTCCTTCGACAACATACTTTACTCGCCCATCTTCTTCGCTTGATTGCAACTTAACTAACTTCTTTTTGACAAGCTTTTTAGTTAAGCGAGAGTGTAGGTTTGCCATAGACCCCAAGTGCTTGCAATCTTCTAGCACATTGGTTACTCGTTCGTTCATACCTACTCCGAGCAACATAAGGTCAATGCTATCTATGCCAAACTTAGCATGCACCATGCCCAGTGTGTTGCCTATTTTTTCTACTTTCATCTTACTTTCCTATATCTAATTGGTATTGTGCCGTTCGTATGTAATGTAACTTTGCCGTCTTGTAACAACTCACGTAAGTATCTGCCCGCCGTATATTTATGAACTTTTAGATACTTTGCTATTTCTTTTATTGTTCGTGGGTTTCCGTTTAATAGTCTTAGCACTTGTGCGTGCCTTACTCTTCTCGGTTCTTTTACGTAGTTCAATGCCTTTTTGTGCGTTTTCATTTTGTTTTATGTATTGAGTTAATATCGACAAAATTCCTTCCTGCACCAAGAACTCTAGTCCTTCTTTATCAAAGTCCACCGATGCGTTAGCAGAACCGTCTTTGTTTTCTTTAACAATCTTTAAATCAATTTTCACGTTTTCTCCTTTCAATTTCACGACGTACATACCAAACTGCTTTTTCTAAATCTTCAATAGCATCACCCTTTAGGTCTGCTCTCCAAATGTATTTCATAGCATTACCCAAACAAAACCCCATGTGTTCTGTAATTTGTATACAGTCAATACCGCTAGGGTGCGACGTGTAGTGTTTAGGATTGTTTACGTTATCAACCACAACGGCATCTTCATACCCCGGATGATACGGCGCTTCATTCACTAGCTTGTTCATTTCTGTTTTGCCTTTCTGCTTGTGCTTTGTTTAACGCTATGGATGACTTCAACCCCTCTTCCAAATGCTTTATGTAGTCTGTTTGTTTTTTAAGTATTTCAGTTTGCCAGTCAAATGCCTTATTCCAACCCTTACTCCATGCAACGCACCACACATCGTAAAAGCCATTTAGAGGAAAGCCCTCTTTATCAACCGCCCAACCCTCAACATCTTTGCGTTTAATAAATGCTTCCCATGCCTTGTCTCTATCGGGGTTATTGATTTGAACATCATCAAAGAGTCCGGTGTCCATTTCTCTCAGATCTTTCCGTCGTTTTTTGGCAAACGCTTCGGCTTCTTCCAAAGAACACACTTTATATTCGCCTTTCATTTCTGAATCCTTTCCCACAACTCAGACAACGGCATCCCTTTGATTTCTTTCCACCCAATGTGTATACAGGCATACATAATGAACAGGAAGAAAGCAAAGACCACTATAAATATCAGCACTGCGCAAGTAGCCACGAACAGAGCAAACATATTAAGGACAGTGACGATCATTTAAACTCCCGACCTTCCATCAAAGCCTCAACACGTTTACGCAACGCAGTATTCTCTTGTTGCAATCTATCCAACTCTGCTTGCACAATCTGTATCTGCTTGCGCAACATTTGTTCTGTATCCTCAACATCTTGCAACCACCCAAAAAACGGTATCGGCTCACTCATCATCTGTCCCCTTTAATAGATCAAAAAATCCTCCCACTCCCTCTTGCTTTTGCAATACTTGTAAGAATGTTTTTAAGTCCTCCAACCCATTCTCATTTACAGCAACGGCATACCCACCCGCACAAGAAATATCCATCAAGTTCTTTTCTTGTAGCGCAGTGGGTTTGCCTTTTCCTGCTTTACATTCAATACCTATAAACTTACCTTTGATACAAGCAACAAGGTCAGGCACTCCTGATCTCCCATACCCACCAGTAGCGGGCATAAAGTAGTAAGCACCGACCTCAACAAGCATCTTCTTTACTTTGTCTTTTACTTTTTTCTCAGGCGTTGTCATAGTGTGATGGCAATGGTTTTACATAAGATTTATATGCGTCTCTACGAACTGATAGTGGCTCGTTGTAAAACTCTCTAGCCTTTAACAGTCCATCTATACCCTTAAAATAAATTTCGCCGTTCTCGCCATCTTGCACGCTAGTGATAAACGCTGATGGATTTTCTGCATGTAGTTTTGCCACAACTGCATCAATCTTTCTAGCAAGAGCAAGAGGAGATAGACTCCTGTTCTCTACGTTTTTACTAGACGCACTCCAAAGTAAATTCTGTTGGTGTTTATTTAGTCTCATAAAGATCTTTCAGCATCCAATTGGACGAAACGGTCCGTCAGTTCTAATATCCCAACAGCATGTCCCACCATTTGGACTTGGCTGACATTTGATTTGTGCATGCACATTCCATGACAGCATACCTACTACCAATACTAATAACGTCTTTTTCATTTTGCTCTCCTCTTTGGTTTTACTGCGACAATACCCGACTCGGGTTCTTTAGCTTCACGCGCTTTCATCATCTCATCTGCATACTCATACGCAGAGATTGATGCCGACTCAGTATCCTCACCCCTATACCTAACAATGAGACCCACTAAAGCCAAGCCCGCAAACACATCTCTTAACATTTCTTTATCTTGTTCGCTCAAAATAAAGCCTCCCCACATACACGCATAGCCAAGGCAAATGGGCTTTCAGCTTCTCGCTTCTGTGTTTTAACTACAACAAGTTTCATATCTTCTTTACCTTCCATAAATCGTTCAGCTTCATCTTTCCAATTAAACACTCGTAGCAACCCCACTTCGTCGTGGACTTGGTAGGCTCTCATAAAAATCCTTCCATTCGTTTGGTGTTATATCTACATAAAAACTATACTCGCTCAACCACTTACCAACCCGATCAACATAGTTACGTGCGCCATGCACTTTGAGTAGTGCAATTTTGTCCGTAATAAATTTAGGTAAGTGTTCGGCTTCGCAGGATACGGATGGCGGAACAAACTTCCTACCGCCAACCAAATGCACCACGTCCCCCATAAACTGAACTCGTATAGTAGCGGCTTCATCTCCAAATGAATCAATCAAACGCTTGATTTCAATATCAAACCGCTTCTGCTTTTCTTCTTGTGTTGGGAACACCCTTACTCCTTTTGTAATATATCTATGAATTGTAACTAATCTAAAATACAAAATCAACTAGACATACACAAAATACTTTTGGTGTTTACCCTTATATCCAACCTCGGGAATGTGTTGCTCGTCGCCCATGATCTTTAGTAATGCTATGGCATTTCTATGTTTCTCAGGTAGGGCATCCACGCTTGGCAGTTCGCTTTGTTGTCCATCGTGGGTAACAAAAATGACCTTATCTCTATGGAAAATAATTGAATCAAACTTGTTGACAACACTCCTGCGCCGTTCGTTCTCTTCCCACTCAGGTAGCTTGCTTACCATGTTCTTAAATGCTTGAGTTTTAAACGGCACATTTAAGTTCATCAGATGTAGTATCTCTTCTACAACTTCTTTAGCGTTGGGTCTAAAACTGTATTGGATACTGTCGTTTTCGTCCCGCCACTTTGATGAGGCACGTAATGCGTTATTGCGTTCTTCGGTTACTAACTCGTGCCACTCGTATGGTTTGACAAACTCCAACACGTTTTTAATTGTTTTCTTCACGTCCTTGGTTCGTTTGGAATGGAACTCGTCCCTATTCCACGCACCAAACCGATCATTCTGAATTAAGCGGGACTTGGTTCTATACTCCTTGTCGTTGCGAGACCCCCAACTCCAACTAACTGCGCCGACTGGCTTGGCTTCGTCGTTGGTAAACCTAGGGTCGTGAAACAGCAAATCCCAAAAGTCAGGATTGCGACTGTCCTGCACAGCCGATACTGTCAGACAGTATTGCAACTTGTTGTGCTTTAGCGTTAACTCGTCCAACAAAAGCCTGACCGGTTCAGACAAAGCGTTTCTATCAATATCAACTTGTTGTAGCATGCTCTTCCTCCTTAATAATTTTAGTTAAATCTTCAGCTTTTACACCTAACTCTAATTGGCGCACGACGTAAGGGTATTCCAAATCCCACCCACAATCGCCATAAGCTTCTTCCTCTATATCATTTGCTTCTTCACCCGACCTAGCAAACCTGCACGCAAATTCGTCGTCGTAGTTTTCAGCCAACTCTACCAACCTTTTAAATGCTCGTTCGGAATCTTCATACCATTTCCAATAATTGTGAGTAAACAAAATATATTTTGTTTGATCGTGGTCTTCGTAGTAATACATGTTATCAATCATTTCTTTGAGTGCGTCATCGGCATCAATTCTAGCCAACGCAATAAACTTCTCAGGCTCTTTTACTCGCAAGCAAAATGCCACTTCGCTTCTATATCCCATATCAAATCCCCCTTTCAAAATCACCAACTTCATCTAAAAGTTCATACACGCTTTCAAACTTAGGTTCTAAATAATCGGCGTAATCATCTGAGTCTTTTAACCTATACATAAGCTCAGCCAAAAAATGTCTTAGGTCATCGGTATCCTGAATGTATGTTCCTTCGTGATACTCGGGGTTCTGCGCAAACAATCCATCTTTCATAGCCATATCTTTCTCCTTGTTAGTCGTTCACATAGTTTTACAACATCAGGCGGGTCGTCCTTGGTTACTTCGCTACACGCATAAACTGTTTTGTAGTTCAACGCATACTCGACAGACAGATTAATCGCAAGAACAATAGTCCAAACCAACATGACGATACCCACCAGAATGAAGAACTTCATATCAGAACATGTTTAGAATTTCATCAACCTTGGACTTCACGTTCGTTCTGATTGCTTCACTTTCACGAATGTCCTCGGGCTTAACTCCTGCCAATGCCTTCTCTAACTTCTGACGTGCCTCCTCTAGCTTGGGGTCATTGGTAACATTTAAGTTACTAAGCAAACCGCATAACTCAGTCGCATTGGTAATGGTGCTATCCCAAAACTTCTTTTTACTTTCGTCGGTATAGTCCATACGTTCGCTCAGGTGCTTTAGGGTATCGTGCAACCGAGTCCATGCGTCCTTCATAGCCTCCGCTAGTTTGGTCTCGTAGTAGGATTTGTATTGTTGTTGTAGTTCAGCTTTAGCCTCTTCCTCAACATCTATTCTAAAATCTCCTGCGTCAGGCACAGGGCAGAACACATACTTAAACCCAAACTTACTACGCAAACTTTCTGCGTCGGGATATTCCCCACGATCAAACAAACTGCCGAGCGTAAATGCGGAAGTTGATACCAGTTGCGGATACTCCTGCAAGAACTCATCAACGGCTTGCTGATACTGTTGCTCAAAGTTATTTAACATAGCCTTATACTCAAAGAAGTTTTTCATTGGTAAGAGGCGACTACCGCCATCACTCCATGGCAACGTGTTGCTGTAATTCCATGTCCGCACCGCAGAGACGATCTTCTGAATCTTCTCTAACTTGTCTGACCCTGCGAGTAGCTTCTTATGGTAATTACCCGCACGAGCCTTCGTGCCTTTCGTTGCATCTACTTCTTCGGATACCTTCTTATCCATTTTGCGACCTGTCCATACTGAAATGTTTAGGTCTACCAACATTGCTGAATTGCTAATCATAGTGATTCTCCTTGCCTAGTTAATAAAGTTACTCAATCGGTTTGAAAGACATCTTTAACTTAATACTGTCTGACAGTATTTGGTCTGCCAATATCTCAACCGCATTTGAATGGGTTAGTGTTACACCCAAGTCCTTCTCCATCTTTGCTTTCGCTTGACGGAACTTCTCCTTTGCTTCAACCTTCAACATCAATGTTTCAAATCCATTAGCCTTAGCCATAATTAATCTCCAACATAAATAGAAATACCACACTCAGCATTGACGTTCTTGCTAGTGATACCCCAAAACACAGGGTGAGCCCAACGTCCCCAGTCCGATACATAACCATCAGTCAGCATGATTACGCACTCGGGTCTCATCTTGTGTTCTAAAAGATAATTAGGAACACAACTTGCGTCCGTGCCACCACCGCCCTTGGGTTTGGTAGAACTCATCATGGCTTCATACTCACCACGCTCATACTTCTCGTGTTGGCACACTTCGGTATCCCAATACAATAAGTCAATACCTTCGGGCTGAACGTGATTACATAT